TGGTTAATTAAATACAACACATGGCTAAATACTCGCGTAGTGAGATTTGGCCGCAGTTGTGTAATTTTACGGCTCAGTTCTTTCTTCAGTTACCCTCGGACGTTTGGTAGCGTTCGGGGGTTTTTATAATAGACCAGCCTCAACCGCTGACGGCTCGTAATTACCGTTTGAGATATTCCTTTCTATATCTACTTTAGGAACAGCGAAGACGCTCACAGGCTGAATTGAGTGCTGGCAGTTGTAGCCTCCGCACGTCACAAAAATAGTTCGCTTATCCGTTCCCTTCATTCGGCCTTGCCAATCCCCTAACTCGCCCCAAGCCTCTACCTCTTTCTTGTGGTAGAACTTGCCATTCCTGGTCTTACAGAACGGTCTAGTAGTGTCCATCAGTCCACCCGAATACAAGAACCATTCATAACCCTCTTCCTCGGTAATGGTGGATGTGTAACTCCTATCGGTAATTGCAAACGAATCACTAACCGTTTGTCTGGCATATCGCATTAACAGCCCATCTCTCTCAGGCGTTCCGTTTATCAGTTCTTGAAGGTTTACTAAAGTGTCTGTGTAGCTTGCGCCCGATGTTACAGCGTTGACCAGCTCCCTTCTTATCGGAGCTTGTACGGTCGCACTTATTCCATCGCCAAGTAAAAGGTTTAACGCTTCGGCCTTACGGGCTAAGAACACTTCCTCAGCTATTACAGGCGCGGTAAAGTCAATGTCTAGCTCCTTAAAGTAGTTATCGTTTATAAGGGCTTGTGTGTCAAACTCCTCAGCTAAACCAGCAACGGCCTCAAGGTACTCGCCTTGTGATGTGAACAACTGCTCTAACAGGTTGCTTATCTCCTCTACTCGTATAAGATTGCTTTGATTCAGAGTTATAAAACCTCCGCTTCTGTCTAACGTACCAAGGGCTGTGGTTAATTCCGCTAATATCTCTCGTTGAACCAATACCATTTGATTCACGAAAGCATCTGGGACGGACTCTAACCGTTCGTTCTTTTCCCTTAATATGTCGGCTAACCGCTTTGGTAGTGCCATTCATTAGAGTGTGACTACTCTGTAAAAAAGATGTATGGTAAGATCTGAATCCCCAGCCGTGGGGTTGCCCGTTGGTGTGTAGGCTTCAATCTTTGTGTTTGCTGGCATATCTTTAGTGACCAGGGAAGCGGAACTCTTTAATGCCATTTTAGTCGGGGTGCTATCGTTAACGGCAAGGCCTCCTGACATTATAGCAACCAACGAAGATGTTGTTGCGTGCCTAACGTAAAGGTCTGTATTAGTAGCGTATGATACCGAATTGAAGTCAAACTGATAAAACGCGCTTATAATCTCAATGACCGTTCCAGCACCTTGCGCGGATATAAGCTCAACTGGTGTTGAATTTAGGGTCAACACATCAGCACTTGCAATAGTAACAGACGTGCAAAGTGTCTCACAAAAGAACGTGCTTCTTAGCTGTCCTAAAGTGGTAGTCTTAGTTTCGTTGTCCGTTGTGTTTATAATGATCTCAGCACCATCGACTATCTCTGCCGTTGACGCGCTTGGTAATTGTGATATTGATGTAGCCATTATCCTGTTGTTAGTCTTCCTCCGTCTGGGAGGAATATGATTTCATTGTTTCCTGTTGTGATCGGGTTTCCGTTAGGGTCGCAAGCCTCTACCTTGCTCGACTTTCTTCTATTCTCAATCAACACATCTTTCTCCCTCAACGTAAGCGTAACCCCACCCATATCAGTCTCTTTATTCCAACTTATTGTAGGGTATTCATCGTCTTCAATAAACACCTCCGTACCGTCAATATAAACGTGGTCGTAGCCTCCTAAGTGAATCATGAAGTCGTGTACATAGCTAGGGGCTGCAAACGTTAGAGACTTGTTCTTGCGGCCTCTGTAATACGTTGTCGACTTCTTGCCCGTGCTGAACTCATAACTATTTCTTGTGGCCGTTGCGCCTCCGTGAGCGTACTGACAGCCGATTCTAAGCATTGGACTGAACCCTGTAAACTCAAAGCCAGCACCCATTCCATCCGAATCGTTGCAAACTGTAATCTTGTGGGTACAGTCGGCTGCGCTTTCAAGAACTCGAATAGGTACACTTGTATGTTGAACCGTTCGCGCGGTTGCTCTTATTGTCAGGTCTGTAACAGATAGAGAAGATGTAAGACCACCGCCAACCATCTTGAAAGATGAAGAGTTAGTACATGTGATCGTCTCAGTAAACGTACCGTTGCTATTTTGGGTTGTGCCTGTTGCAGAACCTAACTGAACGTAAAACGTATTCCCCGCCATATTAGCTAGGGTATATTCTACCTCATACTCAGTCCCCGCGCAAAGCACACCAGACATAAGGGCTTGACCCGTTGCACTTGACCCGTTGAAATCGGCTGAACCGCCTGAGATTGTCCATGTACTATCAGTTGACCAAGCCCCTGTATCAGTCTCGAAATCTTCTTGCACAAACCCACCTTGCACACAATTACACGGGTCTGATACTTGTAAAGTGTAACACCCCTCGCCTACTGCTATATCCTGCCAATCAACTCCAAGTGTAGCCCATTGGTTAGTAAAGTTGAAATCAGATTTATCGTAAGTGTGTTGGGTTGTCCCGTTCGCGTCTACTACATAAACCTCGAAGTTCAGGTTAATCGGGACTGCGACTACATTAGTAAACGTTCCTGAAGCAGCACCGTCAGCGGAGACTATCAAAGAAGTAACCGAGTCGGCTGTTATCCAAAACTCATAAGACCCACTAGAATCAACTATGTTAACCTCCGTTCCGTATGTTACCGCAAATTGCCCTGTAGTTACAACGAAGTCCATTGTAACCCTCCAATAAACATCGTCAGCACTTGGTAACGTTTGGCGTATATTAGACGCGCTTCCGGTTACTTTCTGCGCCCAACCGTTTACCGTATCGATTGTAAACGTAGAGCCTGATATTGTCCAATCACTTGATGACGTAAACGAACCGTTACTTATAGCGTTTTGTTCGTAAGCGCACGGGCCTATCTCTAATTGAAACTGCTGAACGTCCCCATACTCCGCGTACTGCATCCAGTTATGGTCAACCAGATTACACTCTGCTGAGTAATCAAATCTTATAGGGTGGTGGTCTATCGTGTTAGCCATTGCTTATCATTTCAATTTCTGATTCACCCGTGTAAAGGTTCTGCTTGAATCTGTGAACCCATCCACTTCTATCTATGTTCTGGTTTTGAATCCTCAGCGTTTTCTTCGTGTCGTTCAAATATGCTACACCTTCCTCTATTGATAATGGAAAATTAGTAGATGTCTTTAGCGGGGCGCGAAGGTTTCCCGTGTTGGTTTGCCCCACTATTTGAACAGCCCTAACGTCAGTTGTCAACCATGTAAAGTCATCGAATTGAACTTGCGCGGGGTGTGTTCCAACTGGTAAACTCTGCTGTGTTTCTAATCTTACTTTTAAATAGTCGTTCTCATCCATACTGATGTAATCAGTGTCGTGAGTTATCGCAGTTGCCCCGAAATTTGTGGTTTGACTATACTGTGTGCCGTTGTATGTTGTTAGAAGTGTCCCGCCTGAATCGTAGTGGTCTATTTGTATTCTGAATGTGATAATGTTACCCGCAACCGTTGGAGGTGTTATTGACTGCCAGATTCCTGTAAACTGAAACTTATATGCTCCCTCGTCTCCTGGTGTGTATTCACCCGTCACATTATCATAAGCTCCGTCTTGGTCAAAGTTAGGCGGGGTTGTCTCATCGTCAAATACAATTCCATTATTAGTCCACGCAGGAGCTTGAACCACGTTTATTAGTATACCACCAACCTTCTCAGCTTGGAATTGGTGAACGCCATTGTTAACCCCGTAAGCCGTCAAAGAACCCGTTAGGTAGTCTTGATACCTCTCAATAACCTTTCGATTCGTGTAGGCTTCGTTATACCAATTCTCATCAAGGTTCAACGGGTCGCTTTTATCTGCAAAAGTGGTGAGGGTTGTGTCTGTTTCTATTATGAAAACCTTGTCATCGTACGCTTCGCTTTCAAACTCTACAACCTCTTGTATCTTGTTGGTGTCAACAATAAACTTAGAGTCTATTGATAGGTCTAATCTCTGGTCTCTATTACACTCTCCGGTTATCGGGTAAACCTCACGCTCAAAGCCATAGTTCAATATGTTATTAGAAGCATCGCATGCTGTGTTTCCTGAGTCGCATTGGAAGTCTCTTAGAATCTCACCGCCTACTTCAACCCTTGAATACAGCAAGTCTTGAATAAAACTAAGCTCTGTCTCGTGCGCATCGCTTATGATAACCGCATTGGATGAGGCTCTAAAATAACTGATATGCTCAATCACAACGTAAGGTGCGCCGTTTATCCTTTCAAAGCCCATAGCGATATTACGCAACGCTCTGAACGTGTCGTAAAGCTGCTTAAATGAACAAGTAGGGTCTTCCGCGTTTGCCCTGCCTCTTAAGTTAGGAGCGGATGTTATCCAAGCGTTAGAGCCGTCACCCGTGTTGAAGTAGTCAGACTTAAACCCAACTTTGAAGTCAGACATCCAATGAACCAACTTAGAGAACGCCCAGTAAACTTTGAACCCTGTAGCTTCGTCTGTGTAGTAAGTGCCATCAGAAGGCTTGAACACAGACACCTCATGCCTAACGGTGCTTATGGCGACCCCGTTCTTTGATGTTTCAGAGCCTAAGTCTATCTCTGTTGACTTGTTGTTTTGAATCCTTGCGCTAAAAGCATCGTCCTCGACCTTGCATGTGCAGCTTCTCTCAGTTTCGTTAAACACGATTGATGGTAAAAAAATAACCCCATTCAATTCATGTAGCCCATCGCTTTCAATCTCAATCAGCACATCCACCAACTCACACGCGCCCGACAAAGCCTTGTTGTATAGATACGTGAACGCGCCCCCATGCCACGTGTATTCCTGAGTGTAGTCTATAGCTATAATTTGACTGTTGTGGTCAACAGACACTTCTGTAGATGTTTCCATCCAGCCATCAGGGCTGTCGTACTGAGTGCCGTCTAAATAAAAACGTATGGCATTACCACTCATTTCTACTAGACTTCTTTAGTGATTCTGATATACGGTCGGCCATGTAGACAAACCCTTGCTTGTTAGACTGTCTAAGCCTATCGGTGGCTTGCAATAGGTTCATATCATTAAAACCATTCAGCTTCGCAGATTCAGCCATTCCCTCAAAGCCGCCTGATTCTATTCTACCAATATCAACCGTTGGAATGTGATACTTTTCCAGAATCTTCATTGATTCTTCATGGGTAATAACAGGATAGCCCCCACCATCATAGATAAGCTCTGGCCCTTCCTCTCCCACTATCTTAAATCCAGCGGGCGCATCTAGCGTCCCCCTTGCAAATTGTGGTATTGGCTGACTAGCTATCAAACCAGCCTGTAAAGCACCCGCAACGCCCGTGGCGATAGATTGCGGCACGTTAGGTGGTGTCTGTGCTAATGCTGATACAATACCCGATGCTGTGTTGATTATGGTTTCAAACAAACGAAGATCTTTAGCCTGTTGCGCTTGCTTTCTCTTTAATTCACCTGATTGTCTAGTGAACTCTTCCTCAGTTAGTAGCCCTTGCTGAAACTTCTGATTCAATAGGTTCTGTTCAAACTCTACTTGCTGCCTGGTCTGCTCCATTGCAATAGCCGCAACCTGACCGAAAGCACTACTAGCCGCATCTACGTATGTAAGGAAGTTCTGTTTGCGTTGCGCTGTTACCTTGTTGTCAATCCTTATCTGTTCATCAGCCGCATCCATTTGCTTCTGATTTTCAGACGCTACAGCAGCGGCAGCGTCAAACCCTTTATTAGCCTCCTTCAAAGCGTCTGCAAGCCCGTAAACCGCGCCCGTCATGCCTTCTACGTTATGCTTATCCTCTTTATCTAACGTGTCGTTAAATGCTTTAGATGACTTCGCAGCCTTACCTAGTAACCTGTTCAACTCAGACATTGCGTGAGACAACTCAGGAATGATAGCAGCTTGACGCTCTAACGTAGTGTTTTGCGCCATCTGCTCTGCCTGTAGGTCTTTGACGATCTTAGCCCAATAAGCAGCGTTCTTAATTGTGTTGGCCTGTATTACTTGCGCGGCCTTCTTAACCTCGAATTGCTTCTGCATCTCCTTTCTTAGACGCTCTTGCATTCTTAATGCATCCTCTGTTATATCTAACGCCTCGGCCTCTCTACCATACCTCCTGATTTGCATTTCCTGAGCTTCATCGCTCAACTTTAGAAATTTCTGTATCTCATCAATGCGCCCTCTTGAGAGCATATCCGAGATCATTCTAAACTCATCTAGCTTCAAGGTTGCCGCATCAATATTATCAGCGAACTCCTTAGTGATTCTATTAGCCACCTTGAACGGCTCTAATAGGCCGTTAACAACGTTTGTTACTACAGTCGTGAACCCATCGAAACCATCATACCTTTCAGCTAACTTAGCTAGCACATCATTGGTCTCTTGCACCTCACTATTGAACTTCTCTAACTGGTCAAAGGCGGTTAGAACTATGTTCTCGTTTATGATAGCACCGAATTTCTCTTTGAAGTTGGCTGTCGATGCGGCCAGCTGATCCATGCGGTCTTTGGTTGTAACAACCTCATTACCCATTTTACGCATTTCCTCGGTTGCTATCTCTCCAATAATCTTAGAGATGTCGCCAACACTAGCAGCTTCAACACCAACGCCCTTTAGCTTCTTTCTAAGCTCGACCGCTGATATTCCAAGGTTGTCAAGTATTAGCGGAGACTTACGGCCAATACCAAGCACGATAGAGTTAACTAGGTAGTCAACCTCCTCCCCCGTCTCCTTCGCTCTACGTCTTGCGAACTCAAATAACTTAGCAAGGTCTTGAAGTGGTATCTTAAAGTTAGAAGCCCTTACCGCGCTCTTCATCAACTCAAGGTCGGATACCGTCCCTCTCGTTGCGTCTCTTAATCCTTGTAGTAATTTAGGGTCGCCTATTCGCTCAAACGCCCTTCTCACACCCTCACCCTCAGCAGCTAACTTAGAAGCCTCAGCAGTAAACGCCACAATCCTATCAACTGCAAACGCAGCCGCAACAGCCGCGCCCAACTTACCCATAGTCTTATTAAGACCAGACGCAGACTCATCGACCTTGTCAAAGTCTTTCTGAGCTTGCTTCGTTCCCTTGTCTATTTGGGAATTATAGTCTTTTAGGTCTGCCTTATATTTAGCAATTACTTCGTCAGCCATTCGATGCGTTTAGCAGTCGTTTAATGCCTGACAGCGGCAACTTAGGATTGAGCTTTGATAGCCTTTGCCTTTTCGTCTACAAAAATAGTCAATTCTACTAAGAACTCGCTAGATGGTTTAGACCAGAATCTATCAAAGGTCGCATCGTCCCCCGCTACCATTCTCACGAACTTTCGGAAGGTGTAGGCGTTTCGCTGGATGTTCTGATGTACTTCGTGCCACCGATAGCTTCCATCCTGTTTAGGTGTTGACTTTTCATTGCCTGGTAGCTTTTCTGTAATTCCAACGCATCCTTTGTGGAAAGATTGTACCTTTTGAATAGTTCTCTCGATTCCCGTTGATTGAAAAAAAAAGCGGTATCGTCAATCTTTGAATCTAGAAACTTTAATTTCTCATCGTGAACCCTAGTGTCGAACCCATTAGCGTTCTCATCTTCTCTAACGTAGCTTGCTGCGAGGATATTAAGCATTGCGTCTATATTAACGCATCTACGCTGAAAGTCCTTTAGAGACGTTAAAACAGCCCCTACCTTCATTGTTTCACCCTTGGCTAGATAGACCTCGCAGTCATCAAACGCTTGGTTTATCAGGTCTGATGTTAATGAAACGGCTAAGTAGCTTGTGTACGTTTGAATCTCACCCATCCTAACAACAGGCATCAACCCGTCTGGGTATCTGTAGTAAGCGCGGCCCTTGTCGTCCAAGAACGCCAACTCTAATTGGTTACCTCCGTCTGGTCTGGTCAACTTATCATTAACCCACTCTAAGACGGTTTCGCGGCCTATCCAGTTAAGGAGTTTGAATATCAATGCCCTCATAAATCACTTTAACCTTGTAAAAGACAGGACGCTTTCGCCCCTTCTCAATCTTATACCCGCAACGAAAATAAGACTTTCCCGCAAGATATGCTTTTAGGTGTCTCTTTTCAAAGGCTTCTTCTGCTCGGCTTGCAAAGCCTGACGTTTTCCCCCCGAACTTTCTCACCTGTTGTACATCTTGTAAATCCAAGTGTTAAGCAGTGCCACTATCATCAACGTAGGCACGTAGCAAAATACCAACTCCCACTCCCTCAAGTGTATTGGAGCTAGTAAGATGTAGTAAAAAGTTCCCCATATCGAAGCCATGCAGGTTACACACGCGAATAAAGGCTTTGCTAGATGGGTCTTCCAGTTCTTAACGGGTCGAAACAACTCATCTACATCATGCAACTCCTCATACCAATCTTCTGCGTTATAGCTCGTGAAATGGCTTAGTAGTGCATTAATGACGATATGCGTACCAACACAGGCGGCTGCAATAACAAGGCAGAGTAATATCATGCCGCTTCCATTGTTACGGTTGACTGTTCTACTCTATTTCCATCCGCATCAAATACATCAACAAATCTTTGAATCACACAACTAACCGAAGTTGTCAGGTCTGGGAGCGTCCAATTAACTTGCTCGGATTGCGTTAATGATTCCTCGTTAAGCCAGATTCTATAAGTCGTGTTAGGTGCTAATGAATCTTCGTGTTGTAGAGTTATGAGGCTAGCCCCGTCCGTGGTGGTCTCATACCTCTTTACCTGTCTAGTAGCTAGGTTCTCAAAGTAAACGTAAAGGTTGGTAGTGTTGGAAGTGTACCTACCCATTGATATTCTACCGTTACACCTAGTTAAAGGCTTCATTTGTGTACACGCTTCACACGCCATCTTTTCCGTTTATAAATTCTACACTTAGCTTCTTGAGGTCTTCTTTATCGAAGTCAATCTTAGACTCTGTTCTACTTCCGTTTAATCGGTGTGCTTCATCGTCGGAGCAGATCAATTTCATTAGGGCTACTTGAAGAGTCGCATTGTCTGATGCATACCACTTCTTTCGCATACTAACCTTAGTACTAACCTTGTTAGAATCTAAAGCCTCTTTTATCTCGTCTATTTTATCTAAGCCCTTGTTATACAGCGTTGCCCTACATTCTTTAACGTAGTGCTGTATTTCATCAAAGAACATTAGGTTGTTCTCTTGTATTGCTTCTAAAGCCCTCGCTTTTAGATCAGCCATTACCGCCTCGATTTAAGACACTCATACGCAATGCTCCCCAAGACGTAAGCCGTCATGATAATAGCCAGTATCTGTAGTGGTGTCATTGGTACAAAATTAATCAATTTCCGTCAACCTGTGATAAATGCCACTATCGCGCCACTTATCAAACCGTTGGCAAACATTAAAACGACACTTCGTTTTTGCCAACATCAGATAAAAACACATGCTCTGTCAGTGCATCGTTCGGGTGTAGGTGTTTAGCGTCCATAATTAAATATTCCCACGCACAATTACGGCTTTGCGTATGGGGCATTCTCTAACCTTTCCATCATCGCAAGCAACTGTTAGGTATGTCGTTCCCCAAAAACTTTTGGTTGTCCCGATAACATCGCCCTCGTAATCAACATCAAGCAATGATAAATCTTCACTCCAATACATTTCTGGTATAGTATGCAATGGCCTAACATATTTCCATTTAACTCTCATCCGTTTATGAATTTATCATGCTTTTCGTGGTAGATGTTTGCTTGCTCATCGGGTATCTTCATAAGTTCAGATTGCCACACCTCGCTCTGCGTTATTTCTCTGTATGTAATCCATGATTTTGTTCCTTCGTTCCACCTCATCCATACTGGCTTTCCGTAGTACATTCTGCACCAATACGGTCTATTGTTACCATCGATGAATACAAACCCTTTTTCGTCTAATTTCTCTAAGGCCATCGCTCAATATTTAATTATTACTGTATTGCTTCGTAGTTAGTTTTGTGCTGATATACCGTGCCAGTGTACAACACACGCTATAGCCCATACCCTTCGGGATACGTGCCATAGCTACATCGTTGAATGAAAATCGGTCTACATTCACCCGTCAATAATAAACGTTATTTTTGACAAATGCAAAAGTATCTAGGTTACATTATAGCCGTTGCACTACTAATCGCTTTCTTCCTGTTCAGAGGTTGTGGCCCTGATAACGTTAGAGTTGAAACTGAATACATCTACGACACAACCGAGCGTGTTATTATTAAGGAGATTCCAAAGGTTGTTGAAACGATACACTACCGCGAAGTCCCAAAACTAATAAGAGATACTATTACGCTAACCAAGCACGACACGTTAGCGATAGTAACGCAATGGATGGACAGTCTAAAGACGTTTGAGGACGTTAGGCGGGACACTAATATAGAGGCTACTATTACTGATACCATCTATCAAAATGAGATTGTTGGGCGTTCATTTGCTTACAAGATTCTAAGACCAACGATAGTAAACACCTACAAACCAGACCGTTTTCAGTTAATCTTATCGGCTCAGATGGGAACGGGTATTAGTTACAATAACGAATTTAACTCTATATTTGGGGGCGTGGACTTAGGATTGAAGTTTAAAAGTGGGACTTATTTCTCATTAGGCTACATGGCTGGGGAGTCACACTTTGCCACGTTAAGAGTAGGACAAGTAATAAGACTTAAACGATGAACAACGGAAGGTTACGACTAGACCATATTAGAAAACTTCACCCCAACCTATCTATGAGTGAGGCTTTGGACTTGCTGAAATTTGCGAGGAAGAATACCATTACGCATATTGAGTGCTATGGTAACGGTGAAATCATTTACCCGAAGTGGTTATCTAAATCAAAATGACCGAGACCTGCTACCCTTCCTGCAAATGCGTTAAGCGGTTCGTTGACCACTTTCTAAAGATAAACGCAGCGAGACAGGCGAAGCTAGGAATAGGCTCAACAGACGAAGAGAAACAAGCGGCTAAGGACGAGTGGTTAAAAGACCTTGAATTGATAAGGATACTAGACCCTGTTTTAGCTAACACGCTACACGCCCAAGACGACTGAAAACATGGCAGGAAAACGAACAGTATCAGGTGAGACTATCTTAGAATATCTTAATGATTCAAGATGGAAGAACACCCCTACTAAGTCATTAGCTAAGTTAATCTATAAAGAGAATCCAGAGGTATTTCGAGATGTTGAGCATGTTCGTGCTAGGCTTAGATACTATAAGGGTCAATCGGGTAAAGAACTTCGTGAGAAGTTATCAGATAGGTCGCACACAACAAAAAGAGCAGAGGCGGCTATTGCTTTAGGCATACCAAACCCCTACGGGTTACCTGATTCAGATGAGGACGAATGGGATGCGTATGTATTGCCAAAAGCGTGTACTAGAATCCTACTTCTTTCTGATATTCACGTACCATACCATAATATTGAGGCAATTACGAAAGCGATTGAGTACGGAAAGGAAAAGAAAGCCAACGCGATTGTATTCAATGGCGATACGGTGGACTGTTACGCCTTGTCTCGATACGAAAAAGACCCACGAAAGCGAAGATTCGCAGAAGAGTTAGAAGCCACCAGACAGCTTTTAAAGGTCTTTAGAGAGCAGTTTCCTGGAGTTCCTTTTTACTTCAAACTTGGCAACCATGAAGAAAGGTATGAGGCTTACATGAGATCAAAAGCGCCTGAGTTATTGGGCGCGCCTGAGTTCACCTTAGACACCTTATTAAGGTTTGGTGAGCTGGGTTGTGATCTAATACAGGATAAGCGGATCATAAAGGCTGGTAAACTGAACATCATGCACGGCCACGAGTTCGGGCGGTCTGTCTTTAGTCCTGTTAATCCAGCACGAGGTTACTACATGAGGTCAAAGACTACAGTAATCTGTGGACACAATCACCAAACGTCTAGCCATACTGAAAAGAATATGGAAGGTAAGGTAGTTACAACTTGGTCTACTGGTTGTCTTTGTGAGATGCACCCTCAGTACATGCCCGTTAATAAGTGGAATCACGGGTTTGCGTTTGTTTACGTAGATGAAAAAGGTGAATTTGAAGTTGATAACCTTTCGATTATTGACGGCAAGATTCGATGAGTGAGGTTGTTTTTATCATAACGATAATCCTGATAATCAACCTAGTAGTCCTGCTATTCAGTTTTATAGGTCTTTGCCTTTTAATCTGGATGCACTACAAGTATCGCAATCTAAGAGACCAAGTGGATGGGATATTCGACACGTGCGCTAATACTGATGAGTTGTTAGCGTATCAGGCACAGCAGGAGCAGATAACGGCTTCTCAGAACTAATTTTGTTATACAGTATTTAATAGTACTTTTACAGCAGCCCGTTTCGGGTTAGCGGTTTGCCAAAATTGCGGCCCTGTCCTGTTGGATGGGGCTAATTTTTTTCTATATTTGTACCTATAATTGTCGGGGTTAATAAGAGTTGACCGACAGCGAAGGCAAACCGCGAACAAGCTCAACCAATTTTCATAGTGTAGAAAGCCCCGTAGGTGCAATGTCGTCCGACTGACAACACCAAGCTAAAGCATACGTGCCAACGGTTAAAACAAGGGGTTATTCCAAACGATACTAAACCAGTATCAAGTGGCGGCACAAAGGATTGAGGAGGCCACGACTAATGTAAGGAAGGTATACGCTAACCAAATAGGCACTACTCCCCCTAATGCTTAGATAGAGTCGGTATGTTTAAGAGTGAACCTTATTTAGAAACATTCCAAATAAGCATTAAACGAAGCCTTTCTTTGCACTTTATGTAAATAGTTGTATGTTTGGAGAAACAAATAAAGCGATGGATATATTACATCACATAATTCACATCATAGCCCTAGCAGCGGTGGGTGTTGGGGTTATAATTGAAAAAGATAGGCGGGTGCGCACATGGATGGTTGTCTGTTTGATTTGGATTGTAGCCTCAATGACATGACCTATACCCCCGAACAGATAACCCAACTACGAGATAGGCTACCCGCTGGAATGTTAGCAGACCTAGCGCGTCAGGTTGGCATGAAGTACACAACAGCCCGTTATGCGTTTAGCGCAGTTAATAAGAAAGGCTACGGCAACTTTGAATCAAGACAACAACTTTATAAACTCGCTGAGGACAAACTAAAAGACCTTGGCTTTAAACTCAAATAAGATGAAATGGCTGAACACATTGATCGGTACTTATCATGGCTGGATAGACAGCAAGAAGATTGCAGGGCAGAAATCCGAAGCCTCGAATGGACGCTTGCCAAAAGTAAAGCAACACTCGCAAAGAGTAAAAGATTGGGCTTTGAGCGTTCTCGAAAGTTCGGAGACGGTCGAGCAATCATTCACCGGATTGAAGCTCTTGGAGCTGGCGGGGTTGACCGACTGTGATGAGTACAAAGTGTGGAACGAATTTAAGAACAGCCTTGAATGGCAACCAAAACAACAGCGATGAAAATAGAAGTAAAAGAAGTAGAGAAGTCGCCAAACAGCAAATACCCAAAATTAATGTACATGGACGATAAGCGCGTGATACTTTTAGCCACAGGTGAGACTGAGGGCGGCTTGGTGCGAGGTATGATTATACACTCCTTAGTTGGTGTGGCGAGTGACGTTGGGGCTTATGATGAAGGGTGGGTTTTAGAAGTTGAAGATTTCAACGGCACAATAACCTTGTCAAACAACTAAAAACAACTATCTTAAAGCGATGAAAGAACTAATAACAGCCGTTAACTCGGTAATGAAAGAAGTAAAGGGAATGGAAAAAAACAGCCGCGTTGGTGGCAATTCCAAAAACGCCTACAACGGAACAAAAGACCAAGACGTTAAAGAGGTATTTAATGACGCACTATCTAAGCATGGTCTAGCAATGATACCTTTTGACATTGAAGAGTCAACTCAGGTTGATAGGTGGGAGGGTGTAGACCCGTGGAGCAAATCAACGCCAAAGGATACTAAGATGTTCCAGTCTGTGTTTACAAAGGTTGTAGTTAAGTATAATCTATACCACGTAAGCGGTCAATCAATAGTCGTTTGCGGATACGGGCACGGGGTTGATCCGCAAGATAAGGGAGCGGGAAAGGCGACAACTTACGCAATGAAAAACGCTCTACTCTATACATTCCTTACACCTGTTGGGAAAATTGACGATACAGAGACAACACACTCTAACGAAATTCAAACCCCACAAGCGAAAGCAAAGCAAGTCTTAACAGCCAACCACCCTAAGTACAATGAGTGCATCAAGTATCTCAAAGGTGCTGGCTCAATGACCAAACTAAAGGAAGGTTATGAGATAAGTAAAGACGTTGAGGAGAAACTAATGGCAATCGTATTAGCATGAAAAACGCGATAATCTCACTATCATTTTACGGGCTATTCTTTGGCGTGATTGGCTTGGGAATCTACATTACTGGGACGGGCTGGCCTCTGTGGGCTTTGGTGTTCACGCCTAATATTAAGATCAAATCAAAATGAGTAGGGTCAACGATTGGTCAATACAACTCAACGCAGAGATGGACGCGGAAATCTTCCAACAGATACCCGAACACCTTAGAGACCAGATAAAGACCAAGAAAATAGACTACGCTCACATGAAGCCTATCTATAAAAAGGACAAGCTGTGGAACGATGTTAACGACCAGCTAAAAGAGCTTTACAAAACCCGCGCTGAAATTGAAGCGCGAATAAGAGCAGAGCAATGATAATTCTAAACGCAAGTGTGCAGAATATCACATCTAAAGTCGATAAAACCATCAAACTTACTTTCGTAACTCAGGAACTACCACCTAAAGACGCGGGTGAGTTATTCGGTATGCAGAATGAGTTAGTAGGTTTAGGCATTGCTAGAAACTCGCTAACGTCAGAAGAGGTTGACTTGCTAAGGGATAATAAGTTCGGCATTGACTCAATCCCAGGACAGAAATCCCAAAGCAAACGAATTAGAGACGTGCTTTACGTACTTTGGAAGCAGAATAACGAGGGCTTTGAAACATCGGAAGCCTATTACAATCATAAAACGAATCAAATCATTTCACATCTTAAAGAGAAAATAGAGGACTAATGGCACACACAATCAAAGGAACAATTACACAGATAGGAGACGTTCAAGAGTTCTCTTCTGGGTTCACCAAAAAAGAAATGGTAATCGAAGAACCAGGCGAATACCCTAACCCTCTTCCGGTTGAAGCTGTCAAAGACGGAATAAGCAAGATGGACGGGTTTAGCGTAGGCGATGAAGTAAGCGCAGATGTGTTCGTTAACGGCAGAGAGTGGGAGGGTAGACACTTTGTAAACCTGAGACTTGCGAAGATTGAGAAGGTTGAAAGCGAGCAGCCTAAAGAGGAAGGTCAAAGTTTGCCGTTCTAGTGGCTAAGACCCGTTCTAAACTTGTTCGCGAACTTGACCGCGTGTTTTCAATCTACATAAGAATGAGAGACGCTAACCTGGACGGCTTCGCTGAGTGTGTTACTTGCGGAAAGGTTGACCAATGGAAGAGTTTACAGTGCGGTCATTTCATGTCGAGAGGTAAATACGCCACAAGATGGGACGAGCAAAATTGTGGAACGCAATGTAAAAAATGCAATATCTTCAATCAGGGCGAGCAATTCAAGTTTAGCATACACTTAGACCAACGGTACGGAGAAGGCTCGTCAGACGCATTGTTATTGCGCTCAAATCAAACGGTAAAGTTTTCCAATGACGAGCTGAAACAAATGATTGAGGTTTATAAGGAAAAGATTAAAGACCTATAACCCTTATCTGGAATCATTCTAAATAACGATTCTTGTTTGCACTTTATTCAAATAGTGTTACTTTAGCCGATGTAATCAAAACACAAAACGATGAAAACCCAAAAGCACAGAGACGAAATAGCAGCGGGTGAAGAGGATTACTCTGAAACCATCAACCCCGAATACTGCGTAGAGTGTGATGAGAAGTCAGACAACGTAGACTACGATGATCCTTACGTCTGTAAATACTGCCTAAAACGAAAGCGAAATGAACAAGAAAGAACTAGATAAGCACTTCAACAGCTCCCCAAGTTGGGACATTCCAAGCACTAAGAAAGCTAAATGGTGTTTAGAGACTGAACGCGATGACATCCTGTTAAAACTCAACTGGTACGCCAATACCCTGCGAGAACCAAAGCTAACGATGCCTCAGTTTTTGCAACTGGCGAGAGAGCGAAGTCAGCTAACAGTCAGGCTAGACAGGGTTAAGCGTCAGATAGACATTCTGAAAGCCAAAAACTACAGCATCAAAAGGCTCAAGGATAAGATACCGAACACTATCTCTATTCCGAGGGGTATAACGTTAGGACGATGAAAAAGAGACTACTACAAGCGGCCTTTAACGCTTTCGGGTACACGCCCAAAGAGAAAGACCGCAAAGCTGAAAGGGTTGTTATCAGGCACGTCTTAGCCTATCTCCTCACAACTCAGGCAGGGCTAACGTTAGAACACGCTGGTAGGGTATTAGGGTTTAATTACGCAACGATCCTGTACGCAAAGAATCTTATCAGCTATCGTATCACAACGAAAGACCCGCGAACGATGGAGACGCTAAGGGCTATTCAAAACGAGTTGAAACCACCTACTGTTTGGATAGCCCAAAGCGTGATGAGTACGAACTTCAAAAAGACTTTGATAGGTTAAACAAAAAAAACGATGAACGACTACGAACAATTCCTGCAAACCAAAAAGAAGGGGTTTATATCTTCTGGATTCAAGCCCGATTTACTAAATAAAAACCTATTCCCATTTCAAAAGCATATCGTTGAGATAGCTTTACAGAAGGGGCGATTTGCAATATTTGAGGATTGTGGATTAGGAAAGACCATTCAGCAGTTAGCTTGGGCGGAGGCTGTATTCAATCACACGGGCGCAAAAGTTCTGATACTTGCACCTCTGGCAGTTGTGGAACAGACTAAAAAAGAGGCCGTCCAATTCGGCATCAATACAGATAGCTTTGATATTACGAATTACGACCAACTAAAAAACACGGATACTAGATTATATTCTGGTGTTGTGTTAGATGAAAGTTCAATCTTAAAAGGGCGAGACGGTAAGTTATCTTCGTTGATAATCGAAACATTCAAGGACACCCCATACAAGTTAGCTTGTACTGCAACGCCAAGCCCTAATGACCACATGGAGCTAGGCCAACACTCAGAGTTTTTAGGAGCAATGAGCTATCTTGAAATGCTCGCAATGTACTTTGTGCATGATGGTGGCGAAACATCTAAATGGAGATTAAGAAAGCATGCAACTGACGACTTTTGGAAGTACGTATGTACGTGGTCTATTTCACTAGACAATCCCGCAACACTTGGCTTTGAAATGTGCGGGTATGATCTACCACAGATTGAATACATTGAACATGTCATTCCGGTTGAAAACAACACAATGACCTTATTCGGAGATGTTGCGGTTTCAGCCACCGACCTACACAAGGATTTGAATAGATCGTTTGACAAAAGGGTTGATAAGACAGTTGAGTTGGTTAATTCAAATGACGAACAGTGGATCGTGTGGGGGTTAAAGAACGCGGAAACGGATGCGCTCGCAAAGGTTCTGAATGATTCTGTAAACGTGCAAGGGTCTGATTCCCCAGAATACAAGGCTAAACATTTAAATGGGTTTGCTAATAAAGACTTTCGAGTGTTGGTCACGAAAACATCAATTGCATCATTTGGCATGAATTACCAGCAATGCCACAATATGGTATTTATGTCTTACGATTTCAAGTTTGAGGCGTTCTACCAGGCTGTAAGAAGGTGCTATCGGTTCGGTCAAACCAATAAGGTCAATGTCCATATCCTCATACCTGAGAGTCAGGTGAATGTTAGAAAGACCATTCTCAATAAGGAGTTGAAGCATAAAACAATGATTCATGAAATGAGCCAATACTCCGCTAATGCTGACTACAAAACACTAAAATCAAACTTCAAAGTAATAAACAAGGAAATGAACACCAACGACTACAAAATTATAAACGGGGACTGCGTTACGGAATCCAAAAAACTAGAAGACAACTCCGCTGATCTGGTTGTTTTTAGCCCGCCCTTTGCTGAGCTTTATGTGTATTCAGATAAGGAGGCTGACATGGGTAATGTAAGAAACTACAAGGAATTTGAGCAGCACTTCAAATACCTGATTCCAGAATTGAAACGAGTCCTAAAGTCGGGGCGTATTTGCGCAGTTCATTGTATGGACTTACCAATACAAAAAGGAAAAGAGGGATTTATCGGGCTAAGAGATTTTAGCGGAATGTTGATTGATTGGTTTTCTGATCAAGGGTTTATTTACCACGCAAAGACTACAGTATGGAAGAATCCGGTTACGGAAATGCAGCGAACAAAGGCACTAGGATTGCTGCATAAGACTATTAAAAAGGATAGCGCAATGTCGCGAGTGGGTATACCTGATTACATTCTGTTTTTTAGGAATGAAGGAGAAAACGAAACCCCTATAACACACCAAGACACAGACCCAAACGAACCCAACTATTTACCTGTTGATCTTTGGCAGAAGTATGCTAGTCCAGTTTGGATGGATATTGATTACTCCAGAACGCTTCAATACAGGTCTGGTAGGGACGGTAATGATGAGAAGCACATCTGTCCTTTACAGCTTGATACGATAGAAAGAATCATTCACTTATATTCAAATGAGGGTGAGACGGTTTTCAGCCCATTTGGAGGCATAGGTTCAGAGGGTTTTCAAGCATTGAAGATGAATAGGAAGTCAATCAGTATCGAGCTGAAAGAGAGTTACTTTAAATTGAATGAAGCTAACCATAGATCCGCAGTTCAAGAACGTGATTCTGTTTTAACTCTATTCTAATGACCCCCGACCAGATAACACAAGCAGTATCAGACGCTTCTGGAGTTCCAATAGGCCGAATGAAAAGCGGAGATAGAAAAAGAGACGCGGTATGTGCTAGGCACGTAGCTATGTACCTGATACGCAAAAAGACGGGCGAACCGTTTAGGGTTACGTCAAAGCGATTCAATCAGAATAGATGCTCCGCTGCCCATGCATTTGACTACGTAAGCAACCAGATTGAGGTCAAGCAAACTGATACTATGTATTTGTTGAGCTTATTGGAATAATGCTTATATTTGTACCGTTCAGAATTGACACGCTGAACGTCTTAAACCCAGAAGAAATGCAAAAGATTCATCTTAACGCGGGTAAAACTGACCGACCGATTGCTTCTGGTATCGGACGGATGGGGCGCGTCAACGCCACCCGCAACGATTTATAATGGCTAGACCCCAAAGGCATAACGTGGATTACTTTCCTCATTACATATCAGACGGCAAGAAGATGTTTGTCATCGAATCCAAGTTTGGCAACGATGGCTATGCAACTTGGTTTAAGATTCTTGAAATCTTAGCAAAGACTGACGATCATTGGTTGGATTTAGAGGACGAGGGTAATCTGATGTTTGTAGCCGCAAGGTGTAAAATTGATGAGGACAGACTACTTGAAATAATAGAGGCAATTACCAAGCTAGGAGAGTTTGATTCTGACATTTGGAAGCAATCAAAAGTAATTTGGTCGCCTAAGTTGATAGAGAGTTTACGGGACGCATACGCCAAAAGGAGTAATGAATGTATGAGTTTAGAGAGTTTACGGGGTCATTTACTAGGTTTAGGGAGGTATAAAACCACAAAGAAAAGTAAAGTAAAGGATACTAAACTAAATGAAACTAAAGAAGAGATACACCCGCTTGTTGAATGGCTGAGTAAAAACGCTCCAAGAGTTCAACAACTTAAAGAGCCGATAACCTTTGAAGAAGCCGAGAGAATCAGTCAGGAATTCCGGTCTGAACTTATCGAGCAAGTGTTCACTTCGATGCACAACTACAAGAAGTTATTGACCAACGTAGTGAGCGCAAACCTTACTTTTAGAAAGTGGGCAGCTAAAGACAATACTCAGAGCGTAGAACCAAGGCCGTTAAAGTTGGCCACCTTAGACGCTAACGGCAATCTGAAAGTAGGATGAACCAACCAAACAACATAAGGCTAGAAGCGAAAGTAATAGGTTCACTACTGCTAAACCCAGACCTGTACGTTGAAAGCAATGGGTTAATATCCTTCGAGACGTTCTACAAACTAGAAAACCAAGTTACGTACAAGGCACTTGAAACGCTTTCGCTGCAAGGTAGAATCGTATCGCTCGAATCAATCCAGCAGGAAATAAACCGATCCAATGAGAAGGTTGATGTCTATAAACTGACAACAGATGGCGGTACTTCCCGAACATTCGCGGAGGACTGTCTGATGCTGAGGCAGATTGAGATACAACGGGAGCAACTGAAACTAGGCTACGAAATATCAAACCTTGCGATTGATGACGCTAACGACCCGCTAGAAACGAACAACCACCTAATGTCAGAGACTGAACGCATCGTCAGCCTGACAGATATGAGCCAACCTAAAACTAATACCGCGCTCGTTGCTTCGCTATCCGAACGGATGGAAAAGGCAATGACAAAAGGTGGGGTTACAGGTCTAAGAACAGGCTACAAGATTCTGGACACTATTTACGGAGGCAGACAGCCAGCACATTTGATAATTAAAGCGGGTCGCCCCGCAATGGGTAAGACTGCCAACGCACTTTGCGAAGCCTATCACATGGCGTTCGACTACAATTACAGAGTAGCTTTCTTTTCGTTGGAAATGAGCGCGGAGGAATTGATGCAAAGGCTTGTGAGCGTTCACACCCGAATACCGATCAAAGATTTAAGGTCTGGACTACTAACCAAAGACCAATGGGGCATATTCAACGCTCAAAGCGGAGGAGTTCAAAGCGATAACCTTATGATAATTGACGATGTTTACCAATTGTCAGGAATCCGAACACGGTGTAAGAAGCTGAAAATGAAAGGCCAACTAGACGCGGTGTTTATTGACTACATTGGTCTGGTTCAACACTCAGTTGCGAGGGGACGAAGTAGGGAAAATGAGGTAAGTGAGATAAGTCGAACACTAAAAATGATGGCTAAAGACTTGCAAGTTCCTGTTATTGCTTTGTCGCAGTTGAACCGAAACTCAGACACCCGCAGCGGCAACCGTCCCGTTTTGGCAGACCTTAGAGAATCAGGCGCGATTGAACAGGATGCAGACGTGGTTGAGTTCCTTTTCCGGCCAGAGTATTACCAAGAAGGCGACCAAGTGGGGAAGGCATTTGTATTAATAGCTAAGAACAGACATGGATCAACATTGGATGTTGAGTTTGATTTTCAAGCGGAATGTACTAGATTCGATGACCCAAACAGTTTACCACCAATAGAAAACACTAGAATAGATGTCCAGAGTGAACACTTCTAATTTGAATATGCTGCTAGACGATAGTTCAGAAGCATTAAAGGCAATGATTGACAACCCTACAAAGGACACGCTCGAAATATTCCAGCGCAAAAACCAACTAGCTAGGGATGAGGTGCGTAGACTAAGGGTTGAGATAAAAACAAAGCAATGAGCAAGACACACGAAGCAAAGGCTTTATTCGAGAAGCTGAAAACAGCCCATGAATTGCCGAATGACAATTCTGGCGAGTATAATCTTGGATATGTTGACGCAATGAACATGGCAATAAACACAGTTAAGAAAATCGAAGGGCTGAAAGACTCCAAGAAGTGGGTGAGATATTCATGGGAAGATAAAGACAGTCATCCACCTAAAGCTGGTAAGTATTGGATTTATCGTCAGGGATGCAATAAACAACACTCAGAACAATGGAACGGGTCAGGATGGTCAAGTAGCAACAACGACTGCACCCATTGGCAACCATTACCCCAACCACCTAAGACAGAAGGATGAACAACCTACCGAAAGAGTTTTACGAGTGGCTTAGAAAGCTAAAGCACCCGCATATCGTCTACCTACGTGAGAGGAAAGAATGGTTTGACATGCTGCCTGAGACGTGCCGGACTGCGCTTGTTGTGGAGTGGTTGGAGGTGGAGGGGGACTTTGTAGTGTCTGCTCAATATAGCGGGGAAGATGATTCATTTGCAACGTGTATAGAAAAGAGGACAGAGGTACTGCCTGTTATTATTGATTTCAAACATGGTAAGACAAGAAACGAAGCACTAATAGCAGGAATAGAAAAAGCACTTGAAATATGAAAGCAACATCTTACACGGTTAGGCTCAACGATCATCCTGTCGCTCTTGTAAATTACAAAGAAGTGATCGACTTCTATAGGCAGCCTTGGTATAAGAGGTTATTCAAATCCGCACCGATGAAAGAGTTCATTTACATAGATAAGAAACCCTGTTGACCACGTCCACCAACTCCAGAACCTTTACCACGCTTTAACGGGTGAAGAACTTACGCTGAAATGAAAACCAACTGGCAAGCACGAGCAAACGGAATCAAGGCTAAGAAGATTCTAACGGTTGTGATTCTTCTCTGCTGGACTTTGGCCGGTGGCATGGCTTATCAGGTGTTTGTGTTGTAGTCAACGGTACAGATAAAAAACATGCGGGAATTACGCACTGAACTTGATACGAGAACAGAAGTAATAATTAAATATTTTGAGCGATGGCAAAAAACAGTAAAATAGAATGGACAGAACACACGGTTAATCTTTGGTGGGGATGTACTAAAGTACACGCTGGATGTGATAACTGCTATGCAGAAACATTATCGCATAGATGGGGTAATGACATTTGGGGTGAAGGAAAAGACCGCAAAAGAATTAAATCAGCTTTCAATGATTTAAATAAATATCAAAAGGAAGCTGAAGAAAAAGGAATTGATGTAAGAGTATTTGTTGGGTCAATGATGGATATTTTCGAGAAGTCAAAACCAATATCAAACAAGCACTTATTGGCTGAAACTACCGAAGATTTGAGAAACGAATTATTCAATAGAATTTCAAATGGTAAATACAACAATCTTACTTTCCTTTTTTTGACTAAAAGACCAAGCAATATCAACAAACAAATTCCTTTAGATTGGCAAAATTACCCACCAAAAAACGTTTGGTTCGGATGCTCTCCTGTTGACCAAAAGACATTTGAAAACCTTGTACCAATCCTTCAACAGGTAAATGGAAATTTGTTTTTGAGTGTAGAACCACAATTGGCAGAAATAAAGAATATTGATTTATCTGGGATTGGCTGGGTAATTCAAGGCGGTGAAAGCGGACACGGAAAAAGACCGTTTGATTTGCTTTGGGCTGACCGATTGAAATTAGAATGTAGAAGCCAAAATGTTCCTTACTTTTTTAAGCAAATAGATAAGGTACAGGAAATACCCGAAGAATACTTGGTAAGAGAATTACCTTTTGAGCGGGTGGGAGAAAATATTTAATTATGGTTAAGTTGACGCAAAAGTGTCTACGAAGCGATTCGGTAGTGCTTGTGTACAACGGCATCTTGTATGGTGTCGTAGTGAGGCACGAGCTATGCACTATACAAAGTGTTGTGGGGAGTGCTGATTTTTAACTATAAAACTTAATTGAAATGACAAAAGACGAGAAAATAACACGGATTGTAGAGCTTAGAAAAGGTATTGCTGAACTAAGGCAATTGAAAAAAGAAGTGAATGGCAGAAATAATTCTAAGCGACTAAAACACTCTAAAATGAATGATTGGGCAAAGGATTGTTTAGATAATTCTGCTTGGGCTGAAAGTAGGATAGCTACATTGAACCACTACATTGATAAGGCAAAGACCGAAATAGAACGATTAAAGCTCGAATTAGAATTTGCGTAGCATTACACACAACGGGATACGGCTATGAAGCGTTGCTGATAAAAAGACTATAACTTTTAAATTATAAACGACATGAATAAAGAGAAAAAAACTTTGAATAATCACGAAAACGGCAATGATTTTATAGCCGATGTTAGCGGTAGTTCTTTGCCCTTAAAAATTGAAAGGGTAATAGTAGTTGCTGCTCAACGTTGGGGAAAAGATTATGCTGGCTCAACAGTTGGAATAATTGGTAGAGATGCAATTGAAATTTGTGAGAAGTATGGTATTGATTGGGAGAATTACCGCTAACGGTTAAGTATATGAAGCGGTGGCGATTAATAGCTGTAAGATTGCCGACACGCTTAAACTAAATTAAACAGCTAAAAGTGGTTAAAAAGACGTACAACGCCACTGATTTATATACAATGTTGTGCGCAGTATTTATTTTTATATGAAAAAAATAATTATAAAAGCAGACGCTAATAGCGGTTTTTTAAGAACCGAAGCATTACAGAAAGCCATAGAATTTGAAGAGAGATATATGGCAGAAAAGAAAGAAGGTTGGTATCATGGTGTTCTTTGGGTTAAAGAAAGCAACACGGGTAATAGTGAGTGGCAAATTTATGTTTACCATACTAAAACCGCTATTATTGCTTGTGTAGATATGCGTAGTAGGTAATATTGCGCACAACGTCTCGATAAAAGGACGTGGCTTTTCGCCATGCCTTTTATGGAACGTTAGCGATCCGTTTTAATGATCGCAACGGCCTTTAGCGGGGCTGCGCGGGTTGAGGGAAACCCGAAGCAGACACCCTAGACGCTTGGCGTCATATCCTTATACTCTTCTTTAGCATCAAACGATGGACACGCCTTAGAGCTTATATCTCTGTGGCCAATAACCTCCGCGCTCCTATACCTATCTAATAGGTCTTGAATCATACACCTTAACCCTTCCTTTTGCGCGTCTGTACGTGTGTCTTTTGGATTCATTGACGTATCACACCCGCCAGCATAACAAATACCGATAGAATCGCTGTTATGGCCTTTGGCGTGTGCGCCTGACTTGTGTTCTGGTCTGCACTCGTGGCGTTCACCATTTAAGTCTATAAACCAATGATAACCAATATCGCTCCATCCGTTATCGGTTACGTGCCACCTGTACAAATCTTCCTTAGTAACCTCACGGCCTTCGGGTGTTGCTGTGCAATGAACTACGATTTTACTTATCTGTCTCATTTATCATTTAGTTTACGCTCAAGTTCTTCAATCCTCTTAGCCTGATCCTGCTCAATCTTATCCCTGAGACCATTGACCTCATCTTGTTTCTTTTTAGCGTGATCCCACAGCTTCCAAGAAACATAAACAAGTAAGACCAACGCACCCGCTGGGCCAATTACCCAACCTATCAGGTCAGAAGGTGGTGAAGAAATAGCAGAGCCAACGACCGTACCACCCATCAAAGGGATAGCGACCTGGCCGCTGGTTATTAGAAAGTTCCAAGTTTCATTATACATAGGGGTTGTCATTTAATTAGCTCAACATTGCACGCATACAACCCCCCAAACACAATCGCCCTCCACTTTAAATAAGCGTCAGACCCGTCTGGTCGTTGGTATGCGTTCTCGAAATCATACACAGTCATACCGTGTACAAGATCGTCAGACGCTTTCATTGTTTTCCCTTTGTATTGGTCAGATACAAAGTCAATGAACGGCTTACTCCTCATCTCTTTAATGCTACGCCCTATGTGCTTAAGAAATGCTTTGTTTGCGTAAATAATCCGGTCTGTCTTTACATCTGCAATTACTTGGCCTTGGCTGTCTATTTCATGGATGAGCATAAGCCCAAAGGTTAGGTCGGGATTAAATAACGCTCGTATCAGAAATAGTATTTTAGTTATCATGGTACTTCTGTTTTAGTCCATTCACTACTATTTAAAAAGTCTATTATATCCTCAACACACTCAGCCGACTTTGGTAGGTCTTTTGGAAGTTTGTCGAATTTAAACAGACATTTGTCCCCCTTTAGACTTTCACGAACATCCGTTACATCTCCTACCTGATCCCAATTTTCTTTACCTGTCAGGTCTTTTTTATTCACTATTACATATTTACGGGACATCTGATACGAAGTTTGAAGCGTCCATATTTGTCATTGTGCCGTCATTAGAGGCTTTAACGTCCGTCCACGTTGGAGAAGTATCGCCAGAACCCGCAGGCCACCAGCTTACCACGTCCGAATAGAAAGACAACAGCCTAACGTCAATCAATGACCCTGAGTTGTATAACTCCGTGATCTCTGCCGCGCTCATTTCTGAATCTGTTATCACAGCTAAAGCCATTTTGCCGTCCCAATACCATGATCCTCGCTTTCCGAAAACGTAAGGTAGTCCCGTGTTTGTGTCGTCCGTGTCCGTAGCCTGCGTAACGTAAACGCCATTCTTGTAGAGTTTCCACGTTCCTGCTGCGCTGCGGGTTACGGCAATGTGAACCCAGTTACCTACCTCCCCCGTAAAGTAGCCTGAGTGATTGATGAGCGCACTACCACCGCTAGCGTATATCTGTAAGTTTGCGCCTAGTTGAAGCAACATGAACCCGTCAAATGGTGAACCCGCATCCAGATTGTCAATGATGCCGTGGTTGCCACTTATGGTATCTGTCTTTACCCATATCGAGTATGACCTCGCGCCCGTTCCAAATTCTAAACTAGCGTCATTCGCTACTGATACATACTCGTTAACCCCATCAAACTCGGTAGACTTGTCAAAGGTGATTCCATCACTCGTAACCTCAACACAGTCGGCTATACTACTTGAGCCATCTGAGGCCATTACATGAATTTCAAACGTGCCAGCCCTATCAACAAACCAATTATAAGCGTTACCCGCCTGTTGGGTTATGTAGGTAATATCTGAACCCGTGGAAGAGAAGTAATAGTAAACCGTTGGCGTGAAATCAGTAACCGTTCCCGTGATTGTGATAGTGTCGCCTATCGTTGGGGCATCGTCTGAAACGGTTGTAGTTATCGAAGGTACATTTGGAATCTCTACTGTATCGCCTACGATAGTCCCTACAGACGTGCCATTTTCATACTCAACTAACACGTCCAAAGAATCCTCAGAATCTACGCTCGCAAAGGCTGAACCGTTTACGGTTATTGCCGAATCCGAAATAGTAACGGTCGCCCCCGATACACTACCTACATCGTCCCCGTCCTCTGAGTGTACGTCAATATCGTAAGTGTCCCCACTTGCTGGCGTTCCGCTTTCAATGCCATTGACATTAACCGTAACAGGGTCGCAATCTCCTGCGTATCTAGCTTGCAAGCAAGTAACCTGTTCTGGTGTTAACCTCTCCGCCACCTCGTCCGAGCAAAAGTCAAACCCGTGCAAAATGTCCTGATCTGTTGGACAACTGTCCATACACTCAGCCCTGCCCTCTACTACCACATCAACATCAAGCGAGACAACTGTCCACTTAAACGGAATGTCTTTAGCGGGTGCTGGGCTGTATTCCTCTGCGTATATCGCTGCTGAATCGGTTGAACTATTACTTACTATACATTCAACTTTTCGCGCCTTTATATCGCTTCGCAAGGTCTCGTTTCTAAACGTTAGCTGTTTGGTTAAAACCTCACTTAATCGGTCTGCCGTAAACTCGTCATCTGTTCCTACATCTCCACGTCTCTTATAGGCTATCAGCTTGAATGGAATAGTCCATTGATAAAGTATATCGGTAGTTAGTGTGTTTTGAATCTCTGAACTCGTTACGTCACCTTTGCGCCAATACGTAACACCCGACCATTGGTCTATTTCTATCCTTTCAAAGTTGCCATCTTGCTTGTAGTGAACAGGAAAGACATTATCACCTTCGCTCTTTAACTCAGTAAGGCAGTACCGCTTATCAAAGTACCCGATAAGGTCAATCTTAGCATTTAGATAATCTACTATCGTCTGCTTCATTTGTTCAAAAACTTAATCAGTTCCTTTTGAGCTACCTTGCGAAATCGTTTCTTTTCTTTCTTGGTATGCTTGAAGATTGAACCGTACTTTTCTTCTAAGCCGTTCACCTTTTGTACATTGACTTCCTTTCTTAGCTTAATCACGTACTCATTCACGCTTACTTTGATCGTGTTAGGTTCTGGGCTTCCGTCATTACTTGGCCCCAGTGGTACATTAGCGAAGTCGCTTTGTAATTCGTTCTGTAGCCTCAAATTAACCACAGGCGGGTTGAACCCTTGTTGTTGTTTTAACGCTCGGTAATTCCGATAGTAACTTGTTTTAGTCGGCTTGCCCGTCTTGCCTCGGTGCGTTCCCGCCCTTCTTAGGTTTTTGTCCTCTACCCAAAGCTCGGTAGTAGTGTTGTAGTTCCCGATAGAACCGCCTGCCGAGTTCTTCCCTTCGTGAAATATCCTGTTAGTTATTAATCCGTGTGTCGTTCTAGCTGCGATTCTTAAAGGCACGTTCTCTTTAGCAAGTGTTCTGGCTTGCCTTTTCATTTTCGCGAAGTGTTCCTCTAATGTCAGTTGAGCCATATCTGAACTACCTTAATAGTATCTCCTTTAGAGACTACCCTAAATTCCTTAACGCCCTTGCTTACGGAAATGACGTTACAAGCCTGTTTGTCCTTTCGCATTTCAAGCAAATATCATTAACGGGCAAAACCATGTTATTCAAAACACCCTTCATTGTTTCATCGTACTTATCCTTATACATCATTTGGCGTTCAACGTACTTGTCCCGATTAGTCGAATGATCGTTAAACCTGGAAGAGTTAAACAGCGCGTATTCCATTAGCAACTCAGCCGTCTTATAAAGTACGGGCATCGCTAATACATTCTTTTGATTACACATCCAGCCTTTATGGTCGCACTCGACCGAATAAACAATAGAAAGACCGCCCGTGTCGGCTGTTCCTGTCAAGTTCGATTGAACTACACTTGAACCTGTCGAGTTGTTCACAGCCCTTACGCCCAAGTAAGAATTGACCTGATTGTAAGCCGTATCCGAGCAGCTTGTGCAGCCTGTTAAGCCCACGGTAGATTTATACGCATCAACACCCGTTGAATCATACATCACACCGATAAACATTGGTTCTAAATTGCCTGAGTATTCGTAATTAGTAAATGCCTCTACAACTTCACCCGCTACCGCTGCGATAGTCTCTGTTGCTAGTGTCTCACCTGTTAGCGTGTTGAATATCTTTACGTCAATGTTTCCCGTGTGATTGCCATAGAACTTGATTGAAGAAATAACCAACTTCAAAGAACTTTTACTCTGATCCATCTTTATCTCCAAGCCTTTATAAGTAGCCGCTATTGCATCACTGGCCGCGTTTCTCTCGTCATAAATACCTACCCGCTTGCTGTCGATAACCGAATGAGTGATATAATTACCCGTGAACTGACTGTAAACATCATTCTTTACAACGTTTATTGCATCGTTCAGCTTATCATCAAACATCGCCTTAACGGTCTCGTGTGGAGCATCGTAGAACTTCTCCATCTCAGAAGAAGTAACAAGCGAATCAATGTAAAGTGATACAGTAGGCGTAGTGTCGGTACATTCCGACTTTATACCCAGAAGGTTATCTAAACAGGCCATGTATGGTTAAAAAAGGGGAGGCTCATACGTCCTCCCCGATTAGATTTACGAATTGTCAACGTCAACCGCTGCGAATCGAGTAACCCCAGAAAGGTCATCACCCGCTTGGTAGATGTCGCTAGGCAATCCAACAACCTTAGTAGTGGCTGTAAGAACCGTGTGAACGGTCTCGCAGTCAATCTTAAAGCTGATGTCTGCCATCAATCCTGTACGTGGGTCTTGAATAATTCCTAGCTTAACGGTGTCATCATTTCGACCGTTAAAACTCTCATCATACATATTGAACTGCAATAGCTGCAAAGCACCCTGGCCAACTGCCCAAGACTTAGAGTAGTCATTAGAGTTAGCCGCAACCACTGAGCGATCATACTGAGCTGCGATTCCCATACGGGCCGCAAGTACATCAATATTCATTCCTTGGTCGCTTAGACCTCCACCTGTAACTCGCTGCATGAAAGATTCTGCCAACTCAAGCCCTCCGAACAATCTTGTTGGGCCGAAGTTTGACATATCCGCTGCTCTGCGAATATTAGCGAAAGTGTAAGGGTATTCAGCGTAGCCATCTGCACCAGAATCGGCCAAACGTGTACGGGTAGTAAACGTCTTCCAATCTGGTGAAAGGCTTGAGTCCTGAATGTTCTCTACGTGCGTATTCCACTCTCCGAGCAATGCAGACGCTTGAGTAGCTGACTTAGTGGCCACCTTTCTCACAAGTGCGTCCATGTATCGCTGTACCTGTTCCGCGTAGAACATCTCATTATCTTGGCAATAAGATACCAAGTCTCCATAAGAGAAGGTGAACTGAGCCTGCTCGTTTACAGACGTGTCCATTGGGTAGGTTGCGGAGCAATCGTCAATAGTGTCCGAAGCTGTACAAGTTCGCGACTGGTCTGAATCTACGCTAGATTCTAGTACGCGTGGAAAGTAAACCACTTCAACGGTTCTGAGTTTCCCCTTGCCGTTAATTTCCTGCTGTAGGCCGTTTCTGTTTTCGGCACTTAGCAAATATTCCATAAAAGGCTGCTCCTCGCGAAAGGTTGCAGACCCGTTGGAATCCCAAAGTTGATTGAGGCGCTCTTGTATGTTTGTACACGCTGTCAATCCTGATCCTGCTGACATATTAATTAGGATTAAAGGTTAGTAAATAAATGTTGACCTGTAATGTTGGTCAGACAACCTTTAGCCTTTTTGTGTCAGCTATGACAACGTGTCGCTAGTCGGGCGAAGCCCTTAGAAAGCCCTGTTAGCTGTGGCCCTGCTTGGTCTGTTATTAGGTAGACCGTCAGTATTCACAGCCGCTGGCTTGCTTACAAAGTTACTATTTTTTTCAGTATTAGGCGCGGCTAAAAGACCCTTCTCTTTTGCCTCCATCTCGAATACGTCTTTCGGGTTCATAAACTCACCATGCTTTGAAGGGTTTGGAATTAGATTACCGTCCTTTTTGATCTGCAACTTTCCATCGTCTGAAAGGTCAAGTGCATAGGTCTTATTCATGTACGTATCAAACCCGATCTTCTTAAGGTCATCAACTTGTTTTGAAAACGATAAAGAACCCATCAAGCCCTCTTTTTTAGCGTCAATGGTCGATGTCTTTTGCTTGGTCAACCACTCGTTTTCTTTGGCTTCAAATTCTTGCTTGGTCTGGTTCAATAGACTTTCAAAGTTGGACTTTTCCGCCACAACCTTATTATACTTATCTTCCCACTCTTTCGCTACCTCCTCAACCTTTGGCGACTTAGCAACCTTTTCACTTAGTTCTGAAATCTGAGCCTCGTAAGTTTCTTTTGCACGACCCGTTACAAGGTCAATTATCTCTTCGACCTTCTTCCCTTCAATCTCATCCTTTGAAACCTCAACCCCGAAAGCGTCTTTTGCTTGTCTCTTAAGGTGGGTAGTGATCGAGCCCGTTACACGCCCCGTCAACTTTGAACGAATCTCATCGTCATTAGCCGCGTTTTCGCGGGTCAGGAACTTAGAGTCAAATGCTGTCTTAAACTCTTCTAGGTTCTCGGCTTTTACGCCTGTGTATTCAAATATTTCTTGTGCTGTTAATCCCTCGTTAGCCATTGAAAATTGATTTGGTAAGTAGTTGTTGAATAATAGTTCATAGGTATGTACGTTGTATGATAGCCCATGCGTCTTCGCCTTTGTAGTCTATGCCTTTGGTTTTTACCTCCGCTTCTGGGTCTGCAAATGTCTCAGCATATCCAAGCGCGTAGGCTCGTTCTTTCATTGTCTGAGCGTCTAAACACTGAGACAGCGTGAGCAATGATGGTTTTCCGTTTTTCTTTAGGAAGCGAATCTCTGGGTTTTTGGTAATTCCGATAATGGGACTTGTGATTCTTTCGGCCTTTTGATCCTCAATCACCTCATTGATTTTAGCCGCAGTATCAGCAACTTTATCTAGCTGTTCTTTAACAGCCTTTTGATGCTTAAACTCCTTAGCCTTATCAGCCGCTATTTGTGCTTTAGTTCTTCTTTTTCTCTTTGGTTTTTCTGCCATTTTTCCTCATTTATGCAGTCTTTCTGGTAGTTAGAAAGTCAATTACTTTGGTTGTACTTGAATCCACGTCCCTCACCAACTCCTTAGCGCGTTCGTGAACTCTCTTAATCTGCTCGTCAATATCCAAATCTAAGATACTTGGGTCTTCTGCCACCAACTCTGTAACGATGTAGTTAGCTGAATCGTGTAACACAACCTCCCAAGGCTCTACCAACTGTTGAGCAACCTTTACATTTATATCGTCAGAGCTTAATGTAAGCAATCTATCAGCCTTAGCCATCAAGTCGAAGGCTTTAGTAGTTTGGCTGTTGCCGTAGTGTATCGACCTAAAAAACTTGAAAATAAGCATATTAACAGCCGTATCAGGTAAACCAGCTTCTTTAGCCGTCTTAATATCGTTCAAATAATCATCGGTTGTCTTGAAAGAGAACGACTTAGGACGGTTAACGCTTGGTAATTCCTTATCTACTCCGTATCGCTGAATTGCCATCTGCTCCACAATAAACTCGAAAGTATCAAACGTCTGATCTGAGAACGTGGCAATAAACCTAAAGTAAGCGTCCTGGTCTAACAGTCCACCTATTGCAGTATCGTCTGACGGTTGCGCTACTGTGCTTGACGTTCTTAAGTGAAGCATCTGACGGGCTTCAATCTTGTCCTGTTGGGAAGTCTCTCTAACGAACTCTAAGCCGCTTGTGTCTGGTGTTACGAATTGAAGTGGTACGGTTGTATCTGTACCCGCGTCTACACCTTGCTTTTTCTTTTTATAGTAGTTCTTCATCGGGCTAAGGTTCATCTTATACCCCGTCCCGTTACAACTCTTACACGTTCCTGATATGTCGCCCTCTACTAACCATGCTCCGTTCTGACACCTTCCCTCATCGTTTTGGAAATCACACTCATCGGCCTCAATAATAGCCGTAGGAAACACGATGCGGTTAATAGAAACCTCTACGTTGTTGTCCTTTGCTAACGCCCTATCAAGTAGGTCGGTCGAATAGTAAAATAATGAAGTCCAATAAACTTCTCCGTTGTCTTGAACATCGGCCAAACCCTTTAGACGCTCCGCTGGAATCTTTCCTGAATCATGATGGAAGTAAACCGCATAACTAAAGGTGTGGTCTGTGAACTTCCCTACTTGCTCAACCCTCCAAATGTAGGTGTCATCGTAAACCTCGAACACCCTTCCTACTTTATGAGGCTTTCCAGCGTATTCAACCACGCTCTTTTCCTTGCTCTCAATAGCTACGTAAACCGAATCCTTATACCCTACCACTTGTTCGCTTGAGTAGTAGAAAGGCATAGGCTCATAATACTCAAGATCATCAACGACCAATTCACCTTCCTCTGTCATTCGGGTCGGGATGTGTTTAGGCTTAACCGAAATAACCCCGTTAGCGTCTTTTGCTTTCAACGCTGGTATCATGGTCTTTAGATACGAAGTAGCAGACCGATAAACAGGAACGCCCGTGAATAGATATTCCTGTAATGTATTATCTCCACCTTCTTCTGCGAACTCCCACGACCAATTGGCTTCATTGGTTACGTTGGAAACGCTAGAAACGAAGTCAACGAACACGGGGTGAGTAGTACAGCGATAAGTGTTTCTTAAATACTTAGCTTCTTCCTCAGATTGATTAGGGGCGCGGTGCTTGAAAAGCATCTCAGGAAACACGTCAACGTCAGCATGTGGTGAAATCCTACGCATTTGGTTTACCGCTTTCCGATACCCTTCGTAATAATCAGGCACGTACTCGAAGTGCGTGTTATAGTTGCCGTTGTCGTAAGTAACCTTATAGGCTGCTTTCGATTTAGCTAGAACATGATTGATTATAACCTCAACCTCCTGTTGTTCCATTAAGCCGCTTTCGCTAGGATGTAAAACTCTTCTAAGTAACCGCTGCCATTTCCTGTCTTAGGACGACCGCAACAAGACCAAACTATCTTCATAAGTACAAAATTAATATATTATTAGGATATAGCGACCCTATACTGACATCTATCTATTAGAGTCAATATAGACAAGGTTAAAACAGAAACCCTGAATGCGCTTTTATTACCCTTACCCCTGACAACGGGCTTTGCTAACACCACTTAGATAGTAAACCTTTCGGTCATGTCGTGACTAGGTTGTCGGTCGCTCGGACAGAGCCTAGATTTATCGTGGCCGCTCACGTATAAAAACATTGTCTGAGTGGTAGAAAGCGTCTATCTGTTCAGCTTATCGGGTCGGACTTTGAAAACACCCTAAATAAAAAACCCCGTCAAGTTCCGCACAACTATCTGGGGTTTAAGCCTGTTCTTACAGGTCAATCAAAGCCTTCAATGTTAGCATGCGGACTAACGATAAGACAAACTTACAAAATTATCTTTGATGGTTAGCAATCCAATCATTAAGTTCAGTTGAATCGTAATCATAACGAGCCGCATCTAAGTGGTCGGCCCTTTGTTCTTTCTTAGTTCTTTGGGCCTTTATTATCTTACCTTCTGCATTCACCTCAACCGTTTCCAGATCACTTATCAGATTAGGGCAATCGGGGCTTATTCTCAGGTCTGGGAAGTGCATCAATAAATAGTTAACGTCATTCCTTGAGTTAGTATGTCTAGGGTTTGACTTCTTTATTTTGAACTGCCTACCCCTTAGATTTAACTTCCTTTCAATCAGTTTATAAAGATTAGCGTGATCGCGTTGGCTTAACTGCCTAGCGTTGCCCGAAGCGTCCCCGTGAATAACACAGGTAGGTAAACTAGGCTTATACGCGCTTAGAATGTAATCACAAGCCTTGTCAATAGTCCCGTCTTCAATCGTTGCTTCGTCAAACGTGTGGTGGTGGTATCCTTCTTTATCCCTCCAGAAGTGGGAAAACGTAATAGCGAAAGGCGAAATATTGAAATCAAAGTTGATACGCAGAACCTTCTGAGGCTGATAAGAACAGGTTTTAACGTGCTTTAAATAGTCGAATTGAGTAGCGAAAGGGTTTTGAACGTCCCGCTTTCCCCATCCCCCCATAGCGGTTACTTTCCACCTCTCGAAATCCGTCTCTTTCATTCTATCCATCAAAGCGATGAACGAAGGCGATAGATTTACTTGATTATCAAGGTAGGTACTCCAAACAATCTCTGCATCTGGTCGCTCAACATCAAAGAACTCTTTACGAATCCAATGGTCAGGGCCGATGTCGGTGTTCATGGTCATGCGAATTTGAAGAACATCGCTCTTTAACGTCCTTACAGATTCATCAACCTGGTCAAAGTCTGGTTTAGTTGTTTCGGTCGGTTCTTCAAACCATACGTGCGTAGGGTCTTTAATCGACTTGAATTTGGCGACCTCGTGGCTGCTCGACTTCTTTAAACCCTTAGCTAGTATCTTGTTGCCTGTGATACGATGCTCAACTTCCATCGTGTTTTCACGAATGATGAACTCGTTACCGATGTCAAGTGCTTCTATTGCTGATTTGATTTCAGCAAACTGGGAATCTCTGATTGATCCGTGAATCTCACGAACTAAAACCCCTCTGTAGTATTCGGGTTGACGGCACTTAATAACGTGAAAGTAAGCCTCATCGTGAGACTTTCCACCGCCTCTACCACCTACCTTTATCACATACCGTTTAGATGTGAACCAAGCAGGCTTGTAGACCTCTAATAGCTTAATCAATGCTTATTAGCGTGTTTATCCTTGTTCGCTTGACCTATCTTGTACTTGTGATTCTGACCGTGTTCCTTTTTCCATTGAATCAACACCCTGTCGTAATACTCTAAATAGGCGACTTTGGTAAGCGTTTGGCCGTTGCCATTCCCGTAAACACTCAATAGGTAAGAATCCTCCGCAAGCTCTGTCATGCCCTTTTTAGGGTGATGGTTGCCAAAGTGTATAGGAGCAGGGTAGAACTCGTGAGAAGCGTCTAAACCCATCTTAGAAAGCACACCTGAGAAGATAAGCTCATCAGGTAACGTACCGCCCCACTTTTCTTGCAGTTTCAATAGGTCGAAGCCCTTGTTATAGTATTTCTTAACCTCGGTTGCGAACTTCTTAGTATCTGGACACGTCTTGAAGTAGCACCAACTCGATTGAATCGCTACTATCTTGTCTTTCTTTTTCAATCCGAAGAACTCCGTAATGTCCTCATTCTTAGCCCAGATTGAGTAATTAACCACCTCGTCCTGACTGCCAACTCCCTTAACGTCTGTGATGTAATACTTCTCACTTTCAGAACATTGAGTGAATAGCCCTTCGATGTCATGCCAGCAAAGCGCGTCAACGTCTAAATAGATGAACTCCTTGTATAGCTTTGAGCCTATGTCATAGATACGAACTTTAGCACGTGCTGGGTCTACCTTTCCATCCTTCATGTAGTCATCTTCTTTGAGGTCGATGATATTGTCGAAGTATTGGTAATCCTCTGCGAAAATGTAGTCCATCAAGTCGGGTTGAACCGCTAAAGTAATATGAACATTTGAATGTCTTTTGAGTGAGTAAGCTAGATTAGCCGCCAACTCTGCGTAACCTTTAGCTCCGAACGCTAAAAGTAAAATCCCTCTTTGCTTTTTTGCCATATTGCAAATTTAAGTATATTGCGCGAAACTAAGCAAGACACAACGTTGAGAATATGCACCGTATGTAGTGCAACGGAATATGGGGTATATTTAGTGTTACCCACAGTACGGGTTTTTAGTATAAAATTTAAAAAAACAGATAATGAAACATAATATTGATTGGAGTAAAAGTACAAATGGAGTTATGCTTTGCTCGTTTGAAAAGACAATAGAATTAATGCCCGAAGTAGAACCTATAATAAACGAGTTGTTGGAATCTGGACTACTTGAATTACCTAAAGAGGAATATGCAGTTGATGTAAAAATACATATGCTTATGCCGAAGCAATTCCCTTGTATTCCAAATTGGCACAGAGATTTTGTACCAAGAGATGAAAACTTGAAAAGAGATTTTAGAGGTATAACAGGCGAGAAAATGTATATGTGGTTAAGTGGCCCTCCGCTAACAGAATACAAAGATAAGGAGGGAAACAACTACTTTAAAGAAGAACAGAAATGGCATACGTTCACTCAAAATGATTTACATAGAGGTATTATGAGTAATGAACATACTTGGAGGTGTTTTATTCGTGTAATACCAAAGAAGTTCATACACCCAACCACTATAAATGTCAATCAAAGAAGAATACACACACAAGTTTACTTAAACGCTGAAAAATTCAATTGGTAGCACTCACGTAGTATTGTGGGTAACGGTTTGTATAAGGTGTCGTAGCGACCTAAACAGCACGAATAACTGAATTAAAAATAACTTAAATAAAAAAAATGGACATAATTAAAACACTTAAAAGCTATGCACTTTATACTTTGTTGGTAGTATGTGGTTTTGCGGTTTGGTATCTAGGAAATGCATTTGTATTGCTTGAAATGAATTTTGCAAATTGGGAACAAAACATTAGGTTTTTAGTAGCGATAGAAGGTGCTATTACCTCTATTGGTGCAATAGCTATTTATCAAGTTAATAGATAGCAAAACTATTACTACCAACAGACAGGTATATGAGTAGAAAACTTAACGGATAAATTATGAAAGAATTATTTGAAGAAGTCGAAAAGAAAGGGCTTAAAGTAGTATTTGGTTTGGAAGCACAAGGGCATATCCCGACCATAGAAGCAGAATTAAAAAGGTGGAACGATAATGAGTATGGAAATGATATGACTTATTGTAAAGCAGTTTGGGAGGGTATTGGTAAGAAAATAGGTTGGTGTTCATTCACGGCTGCCCTTTCTTATTTCGAGTACCTTAATGAAAAGGAGAATGGTAGTTAAGTTTTTTGCTTATATACCATGTTGTATGGCGAAGCGTACCGTTTCAATGGCATACAACGTAAAAGCTATGGTGCGTGGCTTTCAACAACGCATCTAAACAAAAATAAACTTTGAATTATGAGTACAGTATCAGAAAACAACCAACAGCCATGCACTGTAGCGGATGTTAGCTGCTGGCGATTTATCAAAGGTGAGCAAAACGAAGTGAACCTAATTGAAATGCCTACGGGCGAAAACTTTGAAATGCTATTTGATGACGGTAGTGTTTGCGAATTTTACGATGACGATATGCCTTTTGCTGAATGTATTGCTTGGCGACCACTCGCTTGCAGCTAACGTTTTGCGGTATGAAAAGTTGGGGATTAAAAGAGATAAACTTTCGCACCGCCACAATGATAAATAATAGTATTAACCTTCGGGAAACTACACACGCCCCAATTTTTTATACCGTGTGTTATGCCCCGTTTTTATTCTTTATTTTATGAATCACGAATTTGCACAAGACAAAATAAATAAATCAGACGAATTTTATACGCTTGAATATGCTATAAAGCCATTATTGAAATACATCCCAAGTGATAAAACTGTATGGTGTCCATTTGATAAAGAAGAAAGTAATTTTGTAAAGTTGCTCCGAGAAAATGGGAATACTGTAATTTACGGACACATTGAAGACGGTAAAAACTTTTTTGAATATGAGCCACAAAATTACGATTACATTATTAGCAACCCACCATATAGTTTAAGAACACCGATTTTAGATAGGTTATTTTTGATAGGCAAACCATTTGCTTTATTGATAAATGAAAGTGGATTATTTGATACTAAGAAAAGGTATGAAATGCTAAAAAACAATCCTTTTGAAATAATGGTTTTTGATAAGCGAATTAACTATATAAAAGACGGTGTAATTAAAAAAGGTGCTACATTCAAAAGCATTTATTTATGCAGTCAATTATTACCAAGCAAATTCGTTTTCGAGGTGCTTTCTTAAATGGGGCATAACGGACGTGGGTATGAATAAGCGATAGCGACCCGTAGGGTTATTTATACTCTGTGTTATATGCTGTGGCGGTTAATTAAAAATGAAATTATGACAAGAAATGGAACACCAACAAAGCCGAATAAGACAAAGACGGCTACTGCTGCTGACAGAGTGTTTACTAAAAACACAACAGCAAAATGGATTGTAGATTACTTTAAACCACAAGGCTCAATTTTAGAACCTGCTGCTGGGGAAAATGCCTTTTACGATTTATTTGAAAGCGAGAATAAATACAGATGTGAAATTGACGAAGGACTTGACTTCTTTGATTGGGATAAGAAAGTAGATTGGATAATTACAAACCCACCTTACAGTATTTATGACCACTTTCTTCAAAAGGCATTTTCTATTGCTGACAATGTTGTGTTTTTTGTGCCGATAGCCAAAGCCTTTAAAAGCAACAAAGTACAAAAGATGGTGCTTGAATACGGTGGGTTAAAAGAGATAGTGTATATGGGCGGAGGCAGTAAACACGGATTTGGATTTGGCTTCCCCGTTGGATGTTTACACTACCAAAAAGGCTTTGTGGGTGATTGTAAAATCACCTATGTGATGGACGGATGGTAGCCATTGCATATAACGGCTTCGGGTATGGCATCGTATTTTTACGGAATTGAAACACTAAAATTAAATAACATGAAAGATAAATTGAAACTAGCACTTTGGGATAAAGTAAAAAGCACTTATCCAAGCGGAACAAGCAAACACACCAACGCCCTTTTGGAAGAAGACTTTGATAGTTTTCTCGATGAAGTAGTAAAAATATGTGCTATACCCATTGTTGGCGGTAGTTACATTGTTTTTGAAGACGGTTCAGACGAAGGGGTTGAAGGCATGATACAACTTAGCAACAAGTTTGAAACACTTGATGACGCTAAAAAGTATGCTGATGGCTGGAAAGATAAAAATACTTACATAGCTAAGTTGGTGGAGTAATTACCGCCAACACCTCGCTAAATAGACGTGCGTAGCATGGAATTTAGCGGCAGTTGTAGCAAACGAAAAAGGGCCAGCAATAAGCCAGCCCTCTCAAAGTCGATCGCTCAACTCCTTATGAGAATACGCCTGATGGCACTGCCTGAATCGCAGGGTTGCTTGGGTCTTTCCATGCAACCGTGTACTCGTAACGAGCCGCGTCAGAAGTGTCATTTGGTACAATCAATCCACCTTTGAAGATAGCTCCCTTTGGAGGATCAACCAAAACAGCGTTATCACCACTTGCGAGGTGAAACAACACGGCCTTAGCTGTGATTCCAGAAGTTGCATCCAAGGTGTCATAAGCTGCCGAACTCGAAGTGTTCACGTTCGCATCAACCCAAGTCGCAGTACGCGAATAGTTGACGGCCCGTGCTTCTTGACCAGCTACCATAACGTCTATCTCATTCGGAGAAGCTGCTTCGATTCCTGCCTTGATGTTCTTGTAGAGTATTGCTCGACCCGCAGCTATATCAGCCGCTATCGTAATCCCGTTAGTGAAGTCGGTTGTCGTAGCATCGCAGTCAAAGACTACAGCTTGGTCAAACCCACCTTCTAGCGGATTACCGCAATCATTCAATACCTGTGGAGAAATATCAGAGCAGTTGTAATTAGTACAACCCATCTCAAATGAATGTTAGATGTAAATACTCTGTTTTATTGCCTTGAGTAGTTTCGGCAACTTTCTAACGACACTACAAAATTAAACAATTTATCGTTATGAGTTGACCGTATTGGCCACATTCCTATCGTGGATAACCATCTCAGCTAAGACCTTATCAACCTTGTATGACGGGAAGTCATCGGGCATAAACGTGTGAGGCCGACAATAGCAGTTTTTGCGGTCGCTCATAAGGCTTAGGAACGGACTGTTAGCTCGTGGCCTGTTTGAAGGGTAAACGCCCTTAGAATCTCTCTTTCTGTAATCTATATCAATTACCATTTCACGGCCTTTAAACATCTTGGCCGCTGTTTGGATTTCCTCTAACGCTCCTGGCAATAGAATATCGTCATTGTCTAGCCTAGTAGATAGCAACCATCCGTCAGGTTGAAATGTTTGAACTAAATCCGTAACGGGAAACATGACTGGGAATGGACAAAGCTCATCCATTAAATCTTGTGGCGTTCTAGGGTCAAATGAAACAACCCAGTCAAACGCAGCGTCCTGACTTAACACAGATTCCTTAGTTGCTTTGAACAACTCTAAACGGTGGTTCATCCACTCGTCAGCGTCAGGACGGTCGTAGATACCGTTATTGAATCGGGTTAGTATTACGTGTTGCATTGTTCTGGAATATCTTATCGGCAACCCTTATAAGTCGCTGTTGGTCTGTTCTGTGTTCGGTGTCGTGTATCGTTTCCTTCGGATTGAGATAGCCAAAGTAATCCGATGGGTGCGCTAAACAAACGATGTCTTTACCCTTAAGGCTAGCATCCTCCGCCAATACAAGGTCGGCCATACATTGCCGCGAATATCTGAATATCAACGGCCTGTAATAATGAGTGTTGAAAGCCATTACACCCGTACCACCCACGTCAACTTTGTGGTCTGTTGGGTTAGCGTTCAAACACATTGTAAGCTCGTGGCCTTTGTAATATGGCAACCCTTTACCTAGCAACCTTCGCCCGTGGTGTGTGACTATACAACCATGTTCTTTGATAGATGAAACCATATCGTCTGCGTAAGTCTCAGGATAAATAAGGTCATCGTCTAGTGTAAAGTAATACTCGTGCTTGTCTCTTGGAAATCCGTTACCAACCAGAAACCGAAACTTACCAAGGTCGGTTAAATCACCGTCTCGGTTCATTACCTCAACCCACTCAGGAATAAAAGAAGCGTCTTTACCGTTCCAATAAACCCGCGTGTAGTCGAATTGACCTTTAATGCTTTCAAGCATCTCTAATAAGCAATCTTCGCGGCTTGGGTAGGAAGCTATGTTTGCGGAGCGTTTCATCCTACTCTCATTAAAGTGTTTTCTTCTGCGCTTATCTCGTAATCATGGTGAACTGAAAACTCAACCCCGCTAGACAACCCATAAAGAACTTCTGATTTGCTTACTACTAATTGCGTAACCATTCTTGGATCTTGGTTTCTATCTGTCTTGAGATACACAATCTGGTCAATATCGAACTCGTTTTTTATTGTCATCTTTTAATAGTTCCGCTTGTATCTGGTTCTTGAGATTCCACCGCTTAATAGGATTGACCGCGTGGCTCAGTTGTAAGTATAGGTTTGCTAGTTTGTTGGTCATCGGTACTTGTCTTTAATAGCGTCAATAGCAATTCTACGTTCGCTCTGGTTATTCATTTGCTTACTCTTTTGAGTGGCGTGGTGTCTGTAAGTGTACAAAGTAGCGTCAATGTAACCGATACTCTTACCCTGACTTAATAACCACAAATTAAAGTCATATTCTTCACCCGTCCAAAGTTCTTCATCAAACCACTCACCCTCTGTTAAGTCGGCTCGATATGTAACCGTTCCGCCGTGGATACAGTTGTTTTGTAGCATATCCTTTAACCTGGGTCGTCTTATCTCAGGTTTCCACTTTCTTATCCTCGGTTCTTTGAAGGTGAAATTATCCTCGTAAATACAGTTTGAGTTTCCATGAATGAAGTCGTAACCCCTCATGCCTTCTAACGTGTGTTTAATCGCTTCTGGTGGTAGTAGGTCGTCATCGCATAGATAGGTTATAAACTCGCCTTTAGCGCGCTCTATGCCTCTGTTCAGGTTGTAGCTCACCCCGTTGTCCGATTGGCTTAGTATTACCTCACCTTCAACGTCCGCGAATTTAATAGCCTCTTCCGCTGATTCAACGGCCTCAGACAAGTAGCCTCTGTCTTTAACGTATGGAATTATGATACTAATCTTCATCTCTAATATGCACACAAACGTGCCACCATATTAACATTATTCTCAATCCCCACCCATGTAATTGAAGCCCTAAATCATAGTGCTTAAACCCAACATGGATAAGAAATAAATCATTGCTTTTACAAACATGAATAGATTTAATCGCGCTTATTTCCATCCCCATGCGTCCTCTGCTTCTGTGTGTACGTGTCCTATTGTGCTTGTCATTCCTATGTGTTTAGATAGTGAAGGTACGTGAAACAACTGTTTCAACCCTAGTTCGTGCATCACTTGCGGTATGCAATGGTCAATCTGTTGATTCGCTTCGTAGTTGTCTCTGTGATTGATAAAGAACGGGTGTTCAAGTACTTTCTGAGCTACTTCTCTTCTGAAAAAGTAACCGCCTCCGTAACTAGAATCCCACCCACCCGCTACAGGTTGCCATCCTCCGTTCTTCCACTTGTTTCTTCGACCTAACTCTCTCGGAGTGTAAACAGCGCAATAACCTACTAAGTCGGGGTTCAACGCTTGTTCAATTGTCTTCTGAACTTCTATATTGTATTTGAACACTAAATCATCGGGTAGAACGCCTACAATATCACCATCCTTACTGCCATTAACCAATTCTCTTAATGTTCTTGCATAGTGCTTAAAGCATCCCAACTGGCTAACATATTTCTCGACTAGCATTGTGTGTCCGCCTGTTCCTATGTCGTGCGGCCCGTCAACTGAGATAAATACCTCGGTGTGAGTAAACTTATCCAATACAGACTCATAAGCCTCTGGTAATGTTTCAACGTCTCTAGGGACGTGCATCATTGCAATGTGAATCATGCGTCAATAATACAAATTATTATCTAACTTTGAAGTGTTCATCGTTGCGGGGGTTTTACTTGTTTTTCTCCCCGCTTTAGCCCTAACCTAGAGTTGGGGCTTTTTTTATTATGTTTGCCGAATGAGTAAAAGTGATTACAAGTACATTCGATGGACTAAATACCAAGGGCGTAGGTTCTGGCAAGCAAGGGTGGGAAGTAAGACTAAACTATTCCCGCCAACCGATGAAGGCGAAAGGGCAGCGGCTAAGTATTCAGACCTTTTGTTGATTAAGGAGGGTAGAGAACCTGTTAACGTGCTTGTGAGGAATTGACACAACGGAGGCAGCTAAACAGCGGTATTAACGGTTAAATAGATACTGATGAAACGACCAAAACTAGAATATTACGGAAAGCCAAAAGTGACTGACAAAGGCGTTGAGACAAATGTGCCTATTTCGGATGTTATGAGATTTGTAAAAGAACTAGAAGCATACTGCGACCGCCTAGAACAAGTTAATTCTGATGCTTTAGCTGATGTTGTATTAAGTGAGGAACGAACGGAGTTAAACCCCGATAAGGAATTACTGGATTGCATACATAACCTAATGGGGTACTTTGACACACCAATAGCACGACTAAAAATGCAGGGTGAAGATTGTGAAGCCGTGAGAAAAATTGGAAGAGAGGTATTAAGTAAGCACAACAGAGATTGGCGAGGGGGGGGTTAATTAAATACAACACATGGCTAAATACTCGCGTAGTGAGATTTGGCCGCAGTTGTGTAATTTTACGGCTCAGTTCTTTCTTCAGTTACCCTCGG